TGCAGCATTTGCAACATACGACTTATTTAATTACACAGGAGGAGATCCAGAACTAGGAACTGTCAAACCAAATGGTAGTATTTTTGCATCTGGTAGCTCTGGAACATTTGAGTTGATTACATTTACACCAAATCCAACTTTTAGATTTTTTGGTCCTTCTTCTTTAATTGGTGGTAGAACTATCCTAACTGCTGGAACACCAATTTATGATTATCAAACAACAAATTATAATAGTCCTGGAACTTATAACTATAGTTTTAATACTGCTGTTAATGAAGTCACCATTACTGTTCAAGGTGGTGGTGCATCTGGAGCAGTTTATGATCAAGCAGGTAATAATGGTGGAACATCCTCCGTAAATATAGGTAATGGACTATGTGTTATTACAGCTGGAGGCGGTAATAAAGGTAATGCTGCTGGTGTAACAACTGGCGGTAGTGGTGGTACTGCTGGGACAAACAGCATTACTGGTTCTGCTTCTAGTATTTTTAATGTAACAACAAATCAAGGTGGGGCATTACCAGGATTTTCTGGTGGAAATGGCGCCGCAGGGCAATTTTGGAAAAATTTATATCCAATAGAAAATCCATCTGGAACCTGGGGTGGTGCTCAAAGCGCAAGTGGAAGTGCTGGAAAATATTTAAGCGTCAGTAACGTCGTTCCACTATCACCTGTAACATTTAATTATCCAAGTACTGGTGGGTTTACAGTCGTACCAACTAGCACAAACTATACTATAACTAGTGTAACATTTGAACTTTTTGGATCAGTTGGTATCAATCCAAGTGCATATCAGTATAATTGTACAACTGGTCAAGGAAAACCTGGAAAATACATGAAACTTAGTCTTAAAAATCTTTCTAATGCTCAAGGAGCTGTATTTACTTGTTATCCAGGACAAGGTGGACAACCAAGACCGACATCAGCATTAGCAACATATGGAACAGCAGGTGGTGGAATTGGAGGTGCTGGTCATGCTAGTAACGGTGGTGGAGGTGGAGCTGCAACTATTATTATTGGTTCTGCTGGAGGTGTTACTGCTTCAATTCTTGCTGGTGCTGGCGGTGGTGGTGGTGGAGGTGGAACGGGTGAGGGACAGTGTGGTGATAATGCCACTGGTAATCCAATCACAGATAGTCCTCAAGCTGTAACTTCACCTTTATTTTCTGGAGTAGGTGGTACTGGTGGTAATTATGGATGCACAGGCGGCGGCGGTGGCGGAGGCGGCGGCGGTGTCGGATTAGCAAATCAAGCTGGACAACCTCAAGGACCTGAGGGTGGTGGTAGTGCAGGTGGAGCAGGCGGCGGTGGTGGCGGCACAGGCGGACATGGTGGAGGTTATGGTGGTGCTAGAGGATTAACTAGTTATCGCTCAGATGTGTTTGACTTGATTGCATCTGGTGACAGTTCAACTACTAATGGTAGAATTGTAGGTCAAATTACAGAAGATAGAAGTTATTGGACTTCTGGCGGTGGAGGAGGAGGATCAGGCGGTAAGATATTTGGAAATATATTAGGAACTTCTCTAAATGCAAACGGGATTTCTTCAGCAGTAGTTACTGTTGGTGGTGGAGGTCCTGGTGTTTCCAGACAAATTAGTGGGTCGAATAGTGTAAGTAGTAATAATGGCGGAGGCGGATTTGTTACAATTCAGTCTGCTATCATTACAGGATATCAAGGTGGAACAAGCACTATTTCTGTTGGTGATATTATAGAAAGTGCAAGTGCTGGTCCAGAAATTTACTCATCTGGAGCTGGTACAGGAAATGCAAGTGGATTCAAATTACCAACCACACAAGTTCCTACTGTTGTTATTAGTCCTCAACAAGGCACACCTGGATCTGGTGCAACTGCTACTGCCATAGTTAGTAATGGTGCCGTCACTGGATTTACTATAACTGCTAGTGGTAGTGGTTATACATCACCACCAAAAGTTAGACTATTAGGAGGTTGTGGTGCTGGAACAACAGCAACTACAACTATTGGTGCTAATGGCGGCGTGACTGGTATTACATTAGGTAGTGGGACTGGTACAGCATATACAAAGTATGTTAAAATAGGTGGTACTGAATTAGAAAGATTTATTGTTTTACTACCTCAGGACTGTACTTTAGTTGAAACAATTGGAGTTAAGTGTGCAAGAGGAAATAATATTAATGGCGGAGAAAAACCTGATGATAGTGCAGATGAACTGAGAGTGTATTATAATACTGATGGTTCTAGTAATTTTCCTGATAATCAATTTCTTGGAGTCTTAGTTCCAAGACCAACTGATGCAGAAATTGCATCTAACTATGACGGTACAAGTGGAGATACTAAATGGTATACTTATACTCTTACATTACCTGGGGGAGCACAAACCAACAATGTTAAATTTAAGATTCTCCAGAAAAGAACTACAGCTTCTGGTGCAAACGATAATGGTGGAAATGTTGATCATTTTGGAATTTGTGAATTTTTCTATGATTATAAGTTAGTATCAGAAGTACAATTTGTACCAACACCAGGAGAATTAGTTTCAAGTGCTAAGACAGTTAGCTACACAATTGAAGGAGCAGCAAATTCTGCTTATCCAGCAGGTATGGCAGTTAATGATCTTACATTTAGAATGACTGCTGGTGTTCCATTAGTTCCAACACCATTTTTAGATCCAGTAAAAGATATTCCACTAGTGGAACCTTACATGTTAACAAAATACCTTATCAAAGCATTTTAATATGACCGAACCATTTATATCATTAGATCTTGTGAAAGCAGAATATCAAGATTTTATTGGAGTTTATCCAAATTTTTTAAATGCAGATATTTGTGAAAGACTTATTACTGAATTTAAAGAAAAATTACAAATATCTGCTTCTACTAGTAAAGTATGGAAGAGTGATAAACAGTTTGACAAAGGAAAACTGGGAAGATCTGATACTTGTTTGTTGATAGAAAGTTTTAATAAAGAATTAGCACAACATGTTGGTGAGTACTTACAAGTTTGTGTGATGCATTATGTTGATAAGTATGATGCATTAAACAGAGAATTGTTATTTTCTCCTCACTATAAATTGCAAAGGACTCAACCAGGAGGAGGATATCATGTTTGGCATTACGAATCTGGTAATGTTGATACATCAAATAGAATTCTTGTATGGACAATATACTTAAATGACATGCCAGAAGGTGAAGGTGAGACAGAATACATTTATCAGTTGAGAAGAATTAAACCTACACAGGGAACAATTGTCATTTGGCCAGCACATTTCACTCATACTCATCGTGGATTGACTGTCCTAACACAAGATAAATATATACTAACGGGATGGTTTATGAGAGCACCAAAACTATGAGTATCGTATCGGAATCAAATGTTCCAAATTTAATTTTGCAACTAAATGCCATTCAAAGGCAGGTAAACTACCGTGGAATAACACGAGATCTTACTGACACATATTGGAATGATCATATTGGTCCTCTTCTTTATCCAACATGGGATAGTGATAAAGATAGGTTAGTCGAATTTTCGTATTATGATACTGGTGCTTTCCATGTTCAAAGAAGAAAGTTTATGAAAAACTTTTCTACTAATGAATATTTTTGGAAAGATTATGAAATGGAAATCATTTCTTCAGATTTAGAAGAGGCAAAAGAAATTTTTGAATCTTTAAAAGAAGCATTTTATTTAATTGATAGCATAGAAAAAGAGGATTATCAAAAAGAACTTACTAATGCATATCTTGAGAGCAAGCAAGCTACATGGTATGGAATTAGATTAGCAAGAAATTTCTTGTTGGATGATACTGATTGGGTATTTGGTTTTGATAGTCCTATTTCTGATGAAGAAAAGGAATTGTGGAAAAAATATAGAAAAGCATTAAGAGATATTCCACAAAATTCTTCATATATTGAAGCAACTGACGTTATGTTCCCAATTTCTCCAGAAGATTGGAAAAAATATTATAAATCACAAAAAGAAGAAGAAGGATATCTAGAAACTGATGGTCAATATTTAAAACTCTCTGCATATGTTC